TTTTTGTAGCATATACTAGCTTATATATTAGTTTTATAAAGAATGAAAGTAGCATAATTATGAACCATTTAGAAGCAGTTGTTGAGTTAAAAAATATAGTTTCCCCTGATTTTATAGATAAAATAGTTCCCTTAATAAATAAAAAATCTAAAGAAAATTTAGAAGTTTTAGGAGGTTTAATTAAAAGCACAAGAAACGTAAAAGGTTATCATTTAAAACTAGATACTCCTACAAATATTTTTTATTGGAACTACATAAAAAGAGAAATAGAGAGACTGTATATCTTATATAAAGCCAAATTTCCTAAAATGGCAAGTAATAAAATAAATCAAATAGACTTATTAAAATATAATCCAGGGGGAAAATATGAAATTCATATAGATCATTACACAACAACTGTAAGAGCTTTAAGTGTAATTATAAATTTAAATGATGATTATGAAGGAGGAGATTTAATATTTACTGATCAAAATGAAAAAGAAATAAAAAGATTAAAACTTGGTAAGGGATCAATGGTGTTTTTTCCTAGTAACTTTATGTATCCACATGGAATCAAACCTATTACGAAAGGAACAAGGTATAGTATAGTTGCATGGCTGCAGTAAATTATAAAGTAATTAAAAATTTTTTTAATCAAGATGAATTAAATATTCTTCAAAAATATTGTTATAACAAATTAGATACGGTTGATAATCATAATATGGAAGACATTCAATCTTTTTCACCCTCTTGGTATCACGATGCTTTAATGACTTCTTTATTAGATATAAAACTTCCTATTGTAGAAAAAGAATCTAAAGTAAAATTGTTTCCTACTTATGCTTATTGGAGATATTATATTTTTGGAGGAAAATTAAAACCACACACTGATAGACCTTCTTGTGAAATATCGGTTACTGCTTGTATAAAAAAAGAAGATAATTGGCCTATTGTGATTGAAGGTACATCATTTGAATTAGAAGAAGGTGATTCAATTTTATATGCAGGTTGTGAACAAAAACATTGGAGGCCTGGAGTATACAAAGGTGAAGGTATGGCTCAAGTATTTTTACATTATGTAAATCAAAATGGACCTCATACAAAACATGCTTATGATAAGTTTTTAAAAACTACAGGAAGAAAACACTAATGAATGAAAAAACAGTAAATATAAATAATTTTATAGGTGTATATGATAATTATATAACTGAACAAGACTGTAATAAAGCAATTAATCTATATGAAGATCAAAATAAATTTAATAATACAATCAATAGAATAGGTTTTGAAAAGGCATCTATATTACAAAAACAAGATCAACAATATTTTGCAGCACCTAATAATATTGATGTTTGGTGGGAATCTTTAAAACCCATGATGCTAAATTTTGATTTAGCTTGGAATCATTATGTACAACATACAGGAGCCTCTGATGCTTATGGAGTTCCTTTTCATTTTACAGACTTAAAAATTCAAAAAACTTTACCTACGGAAGGATATCATGTTTGGCATATAGAGCATGGTAAAGGGTTTAGTAATGAAGCTCGTGCTTTTGTTTTTTCTATATATTTAAATGATGTTGAGGAAGGTGGAGAGACAGAATTTTTACATTTTTCAAAAAGAGTAAAACCTAAAACAGGTCGTATAGTTATTTGGCCTGCAGGCTTTCCTTATATACACAGAGGAAACCCACCATTAGCTGGTGAAAAATATATGTTAACGTCTTGGATGATGTTGAGGTAATTAATTGTGAAAGAAGGATTTGACATACACATCAAAGATAATTTTTTAGACGACAAATTATTTAAATTAATTTACGATAAAATTCCTTTTTATACCTATAGATATAATTTTACTCAACATGCTATTAAAGATAGTAAGTTAATATCAAAAGAAAACAAAAATGAGCATTTATTTTATGGAGCTGACGCTGAAAAACATATTGCGGATCATATAAGAAAAAAATGTAGCAAATTGTATAATAAAAAATTTAAAGAAAGATTTTGTTCATACACAATGGTAGCAAGAACTACACCAATGGTTCATAAAGATTTGGATGATTACACTTCTCATCAGATATTACTTTATATAAGAGGAGATGAAAGTTTACATAGAGGAACAGGTTTTTATGTAAAAAATAAAAATACTAAAGATACTTATGAACTAAATACTCACATTGGTTTTAAAGAAAATAGAGCAATTTTTTGGGAGTCTTCAAGTTACCATAGTCCATTAATGTGGGATGATAAAAATCAAAGTAAACGATTTTCAATTCTAGCTCAATACAAAGAGATTTAATACTACGATGAATAAGAGGTAGGTCTTGCGCCTAATCTAGCAATTTTTTCTTCAGAAGTTTCACCTTCAACGTCATCATTATCCCAATTAGTTTGTAATTGAGTTAAATGAGCTGCATCCCATCTACTAATAAATTGGGGCATTGAAATCCCTTCGTCTGCTAAAGAACAATGTGCTGTTCCATCTCTGTGTTCTACTTCATCAGAAGAATTAGAAGTACCTGATTGAATAGCCCAAATATTTTGAAAAGCAGTAGTTGCCCAAAAAGCATCATCATTGATTACATAACCTGTACCTGCTTCAGCACCTGTATTTTTAATAACACACTTGTCTTCGAATACTACTGTCCAATTTGAATTTGTTGCCATAATCTCTCCTATGTCTTAATGATATAAATAATTGTTAAATAAGGTTGAAGAACTGAAGTTGCATCTCCCGCAAAGTTTGCACTCATATTATGATCGTGTCCACTACCTGAACCTGTATTACTAGTGCTTAATGCTCCAGGGCTAACTCTAGCATTTGAAATACCTGACCCACCTGATACGTTACCTGGTACAGGACCTCCAGAAAAATTAGGACCTACATTATGTTGGTGACTTGCAAGTTGAGATGTTGATAAAGTTGCATTAGCTGTTGAACCCGCAACGTTTCCTGTTGAGGTTACAGTGTTTGCACCACCAGTCGAAGCTAAAGCTTTGTTATTAGATTTTCCAACTGCTACATTGTCTTGAAGATTAGGAACAAGAAAAGTAGATGAACCATCTCCAGCCCCATAAGTTGTGCCTACGATTGCAAATAATGCAGAGTAAGTTGATCTTGAAACTGCTTGACCATTACATTCTAAGAAACCTGTTGGCACTGATGCAGAAGACCATGGCACAATAGTTGCTGTAGGAATTCCTTCGATACCTGTAAGGTTTGCTCCTGAAAAATCGTATTTTGTTGCTTCGTAATTTGACATATTATTTCTCCGTGTAAGTCCATCCTGTTGTAGCATCTCCAGAAAAAACTAATGAAAAAGCTGCACCTTGAGTATTAACTACAAGATCAGATGCTGCGT